AGCAGAGTATTGTAGAGAGACTGGAAGAGACTGTTCCTGCCAAGCGTGGGAACGTTGAACGGATATATTCTAGGAAGCAGATAGAGCAGGCATTCCTTGAGACTTTTGAGCTGGTGGGTGGTGTATCCCGGCTGTCCTTGTGGGCGAATGAGGATGATAACTATAAAGACTTCCTGAAGTTATTGATGGTCATGGCTCCTAAAGAGGCTTTGCAGGAGCATAGTGGTAATGTCATTGAGTATCGGTCTAACATCCCGGCTTCGCCTTTGAACCGCAGGGCAGATGAGATAATCATTGATGGCTAATCTATGTGTGGTGAAGCTGTGCAATGCTGACGCTGGAGAGGATAACCGCCTTGCCGCAGAATATCGCAGGGAGCTAAGCGAAAGGATGGAAGAAGAGTTTCCAGATGACTAATGTTATCTGCTCCCCCTATATCCCTAGGGAACATGCCTTGTCCTTTCACGCTAGGGCTGAGCGGTTCTCTGTGGTGGTTCTCCACCGTAGGGCGGGTAAGACGGTCATGGCGATCAATGACCTGATAGACAAAGCTATCCAGTGTCCTTTGATGTTCCCTAAATATGCGTATATCGCGCCCTTCCGTGAACAGGCTAAATCGATTGCGTGGGTATACCTGAAATACTACGCCGCCCCTTTGATTGATAAGGTCATGGAATCGGAGCTTTCTGTTCTGTTGAAGAACGGGGCTGTCATCCGTTTGTTCGGTGCTGATAACCCCGATGCCCTCCGGGGTAACTACTTTGACGGGGTAGTAATCGATGAGTACGCGCAAATCCACCCGCTTCTGTATGGGGAGGTTATCGCCGCGACCCTTGCGGATCGTAAAGGCTGGTGTGTGTTCATGGGAACACCCCACGGGAAGAATCACTTTTATACCGTCTGGGAAGATGCCATAGGGAACAAGAACTGGTTTACCATGCTGTTAAAGGCTTCCGAGTCCAAGATAATTGACGATGAAGAACTGGAGTTGTTACGGACTAACCCCGGAACCGATGCCGAGACCTATCAACAGGAATACGAATGTTCGTTTACTGCTGCGGTGCGTGGTGCGTTCTATGCCGAACAGATGGAAGCCCAGTCTGCGACCCATGAGGGCGTTTTCCCCTATGACCCCAAAAAGTTAGTGATTACTGCGTGGGATATAGGTTACACTGATGATACGTCTGTCTGGTTTGCACAGGCAAATGGTTCTGAATTGGCTATTATTGACTTTTTCACCGTTTCAGGGTTTTCTGTTGACGATGTTCTAGGGGTGTTGAGGGATAAGCCGTACGCTTACGGGATGGCCTACCTACCCCATGATGCGAAAAACAAGAGCTTCCAGACAGGTAAAAGTACCCGCGAGCAGATTGAGTCCGCTGGACTGAAAACACAGATAGTCCCGTCCTTGTCTGTACAGGATGGGATACAGGCGGTGAGGAAATCACTGCCAAACTGGTATTTTAACACCGCCAGTAAAGATGTGCGGGTGGGGGTTTCAGCCCTGAAAGCGTACGAAAGGGAGTACGACAAGAAAGCGCAGATGTTCCGCGCTTCACCGAACCATAACTGGGCATCTAACCCCGCTGATGCGGCTAGGATGCTGGCCTTGGCGACAAATCCCTCGGCCTTGAAACAGGCTGATAAGCCAAGAATTGCAGAAAAAGCACCACCGAATGCACACATGAACCTGCACTACCTGTTCGCTGAACGGGAACGCAAAACCTCTACCGTGGGAAGAATCTGATGAGCGATGAAGTGATAGAGAAGAAAGGCAGAAAGGTTCCAAAAAAGAACGTATGGGATGCCCGTCTATCTAAAGCCGAAAAGTACATGCAACCCGTCTGGTCTCACGGCCAGAGAGTCTATGCCCGCTATCAGGATAAACGTGACGGGTCAATGGGTACTAATGACCAGATAAAACGCGCTAATATCTTTTACGCGAATGTTAATACCCTGAAAGAGTCGCTGTTTAACTCTCTCCCCGCTGCTGATGTATCCTCCCTCCATAAAGGCGATTCCGATGATGTGGCGCGGGTGGCCGGTCTTATCATGCAACGAGGTCTGGATTATGAAATCCAGTGCGCTGATGATTTCAAAGGGGCGGTAAGGGCTGCTATCCTTGATCGTCTTGTCCCCGGTCTAGGACAGGTATGGTTACGGTTCGAGATGGAAACCGATGAGCAGGGTGCGCCTTTAGCCGGTACAGAGCAGATTTTCATTGACCAAGTGTATTGGGAAGACTTCCTCTATCAGCCCGCTAGAAACTGGGCTTCCGTTAAGTGGGTAGCTAGGAAACTGGATTTAACCAAATCCGAGATAATCGGACGCTGGGGCGAAGATGCCATGTCTAAAGTCCAGATGGACAAGGGCGACCAGACCGATTTAACCCCGAAACAGATTACCGATGACAAGTATCTTGTTTATGAGGTATGGGACAAGGCGAAAAGACAAGTCCACTGGATTTGCAAAGGCGCTGATGAGCCGTTAGAGACTAAAGACGATCCTTACGCGCTCAAGGACTTTTTCCCATGCCCACCGCCGTTGATTGCTAATTGCACGACCACGGCCTTTTTGCCTGTTACTGATTACCACATAGCACAAGACCAATACAATCAGTTAGACGTTCTGTACGCCCGTATCTCTATGATAATCACGGCGATTAAAGTCGCTGGCCTTTATGATGCTCAAAGCACAGAAATAGGCCGGATGCTGGATGGACAAGAAAACAAACTGATTCCTGTTGAAAACTGGGCGATGTTTGTTGAGCGTGGCGGGGCTGGTGGTGGAATCCAGTGGTATCCCGTTGAACAGGTGGTGACTGTATTACAACAATTACAAGTCCAATATGATGCGGTGAAGGCGACCTTGCAGGAAATATCCGGCATGGCTGATATTGTCCGTGGTGCGACCAACCAGTATGAAACAGCCGCCGCCCAACAGATAAAGGCTCAGTTTGCGTCTGTCAGAATGAACGGATATCAGAGGGATGTAGCAGAGTTTGTCACTGGTATTTTGAATATCATGGGCGAAATGATGGTACAACTGTATTCCGATGAGAAATTACGCGGAATAGTGGGCAAATTGAACCCCGCAGACATGGATTTTATACCCGGTGCGCTTCAGGTTCTCCGTGATGACCAGTTGGCGATGTACAAGATTACCGTACAAGCTGATTCTCTGGTACAAGCGGATTGGGCGCTGGAAAAAAGCCAACGGATGGAGCTGATGGGCTATGTTTCCCAGTTTTTACAGTCTTCCGTACCTGCCATCCAGCAGAATCCCAATATGGCTCCATTATTGTTGACTATGTTCAAGTTTACCATTGCGGGATACCGAGGAGGGGCTGAAATTGAAGGCGCACTTAACCGTGAACTCGACACGATGGCGAAACAGGCACAAGAGGCAGCAAATCAGCCTCCACAACCGCCGCCGCCTTCACCGGAAGAGATAAAAGCGCAAGCGGAAGCGCAGAGAATGCAGCAGGAGTTCCAGCTTAAACAGCAGGAAGCCATGATGCAGTCTCAATTAGAGCAGCAGGCGCAAGAAGGCAGAATGGCGATTGAACGTGAACAAGCCGCTATGGATGCCGAGGTGGCGCGTCAGAAAATGGAACACGATGCTATGCTGCAAGCGCAAAAGATTGAAGGCGAACGGCGCAAGCAAGAAATGGAGCTTGAATACATGTCCGAGAAGTACCGGATGGAGCTGGCCTTTAAGGAGCGTGAGCTTGGCATAAAAACTGCTAGTACGGCTATTCAGGCCAAAATCAAGAAAGAGTCCGCAGAGCTTGAAAGGGATTCTAGCGGCAAAGTCTTGAAAGCTGGCGGCAGAAAAGTCAAGCGTGATGCAGAAGGGAACATTGCGGGGCTTGAATAATGGAAGACTTCGAGGATATGGACGAAGAGGAAGACCTTGATGAGCTGCTGGCGATTGTCATTGAGGCAGAGCGTGAGGATGAGAAAAAAAGGCAGGCCGCGCATGTTTGTAAGGCAGATAAGCCACTTGAGGAAATCCGTGATACAATGGAGAGCGTTCAGAAGTCCATTGCTAAACTTGCGGACGATATAGCCGGAGTTGGCGATATTGCTTTGGAAGCCTGTAAAACCGCTGTCCTAGTAGCCAAGGAAGCCAAGCAAAAGACTCTGCCAGAGCCAAAACCTGTAGATTATGTTATGGATGTGGTAAGGGGTAAGGACGATAGAATTACCAGAATTGATGTCAAAGCAATATCCAACAAACAGAGGTGATACCATGCCAAAAGGTCTAAATACATGCAATAACGTGGTTAATTTGATATACAATGCAACGCCTATCGCAAATATAGCGGATAATGCTGCTGCATCTCCTATTACCGTGATAAAGGTGGCTCTTGCCACTGCAAGCTATTCCCCATCGTCTACCATGTCCAGCAATGAGACTGTATATACAGACTATGCCAGACAGGATACTGACAGGGATTCTAGCGGGTGGGATGCTGCATCGGGCGGGGCAACTGCTAATGCGGCTGCTATTGAGTTCCCGCAGTGCGGCGCTACTGGCGCTACTATTACTTCTGCTTGCACTGGAAAAGGCGCAGGCGCAAGTGATATTTTCCACTATGGCGATCTTAACGCGCCTATTGCAGTATCTAACCAGATACAGCCACGTTTTCCAATTGGTGCGGTAACAATCACGGAGGCATAATATGGGATTCCCCCATTTATACGAATGCTCTATATGCGGTGCTGGTGTTAAGGTTATACCAAAAGTGGAGGGGGTGGAGCCTGAAAAGGTTTTTTCTTGCGGCCATACTGACGCTGTAATATGGGCTAACCGCAAGGTGACATTACGCGGGAAAGGAGATATGAATGTAATGCAGAAGGGTGCTATAAAGCTGACTTTAACTGTCAGGCAGTTGCTTTGCTGGATAACCGGCAGAAGCATATAATGCAGACCGTTGCCGATATATCAGATGCCTACCGCGAAGGCCGCGCACTAAAGCGTAGTTTTAACAAAAACTGCAACGTAGTGACTGTGGCCGGTGTTGGTCAAGACTTATCTGTACAAAGTGGAAACCCGCCAGCGCAGTTTTATGTTGGCGCTATTGCGACTGCTACACCGCTTGCAAGGTCTACAGATGGCGGCCTTGATCACGGCGATGATATGCCGGGGTACAGGAAGTATTTGCACAAGCTAAGTAATTTGCAAACTGTAACGGCTGGCGCTGTTCCTTGTGCTTTGGAAGTTCTTGATTATCTGGCCTTCTATCCGTTTCTAGGCATGGATTCCGGCGTTCAAGCCTTAACGACAGCCATTGAGATACCTAGATATACTGGTGCTGATGGCATCCAGATGATGCTGATAGAGCAAAACAGCTATGTTGGTGCTGCCACTGTGCAGATAACCTATACGAATCAGGATGGGGTATCTGGACGGGTAACGCCAATTATTACTTTAAACAGCGTAACCAACTCTGGAACGGTAGCCACACAGTCTCCTAACACTAATAATAGGGGTGGGTTTTTTGTTCCTCTACAGTCTGGTGATTATGGGGTAAACTATCCAGAGTCAATAGAAATCATTACTGGAGATGTTGGGGTATTGTGTCTCGTATTAGTAAAGCCCATAGCAAGTGTTGCGGTATACGATACTACAACCCCTAGCGACTGGGATATGTGGGAGACATTTGGATATTTGCCAGAAATAGAAAACGATGCTTATTTGAATATCGTACTTAAACCAGCCGCAAGCGCATCGGGCGCGACTATATACGGCAATATCATTACACTTTGGAAAGGGGAATAATATGGCAGGCTTTACTTCAAAAGATGATGAAATCAACAAAATGTCTTACCTTCGCCAGCGGTGGGAGCAGCCATTTTCAAAGCAGTTCAATCCAACGGCGGCAGCGGTTGCTAATGAATGGCACACACTATTCCGTGGCGGTGGTTATCCGCAAGCTGATGCGATATTCGATACAGGGACAAACCTTGTATTTCAATCATTGTGCGATCTGACTACCAATGCTGGCTGCCTTTATCATGGCGGCAATGTCGGCACTGATGGCGATGGATTCAAGACATTAACAGCCGGTTATGCTGTAACGGCTGCCGCTACGGTTGTGCCTAATACGATGGAGCTGATTGATGTGCTTGGCTGGTATCGTGTAACCAGCGTTACTACTACAACAGCGCAAAACACCATAAACGGCGAAAACTTTACCGCATCATCGTCTTCTGGATTATTGCTGACTTACGCGCAAGACTGGCAAAACTATAGTAAAGTAAGATTTACTACTACTGGTACATTGCCTACTGGTTTGGCGCTTAATACCGACTATTGGTTGGTGCGTGTCTCTGCTACTACCGCGCGTGTTGCTACGACATTTGCTAATGCTATCGCTGGTACTGTAGTGGCCTATACAGATGCAGGGTCAGGCACTCATACACTTACCACCAGATTGCCTCGATACTCTGATGGCGCTGGAGTCGATGCCATTATATTTAATCCGCAATCCACTGCATTAGGCGCTGGTACTCCCGGCATGTCGCTTGGCTACACCAATGCGGCAGGTACAGCATCGAGAGCCACACCCACTACTCCATCGTTGCCTATTGGCAAGACTGCTGCTACAAACTCGCATATTGTGTATTCTGGTGCAACGGGCGCTGGTAAAATGGGGCCATTCATGCCAAGGCAGGGGGCCGATTCAGGTATACGGTCTATCCAGACAATCAGAAACAATGCTACTTACACTTCTGGTATGTATACGGTTGCGCTTGTTCGCTCGCTTGGCACTTTCCCCGTTCAGGTGTTGGGGCAAGCGGTGATGATGGATTTTACCTCTAATGTGTTTCCATCGTATCCCGATGTACAAGATGGCGCGGCATTGTACTTCCTTAGTAAGTCTGGCGCTGCAACGCCTGCAAACTCTCAATTTGATGGGAAGTTGATTTTCGGATGGGGATGAGAGGTAATAAGTTTCGCAACTCGTTCGGGGCGCATCGTGCTTTAGGCGATCTGCCCGCGAGAGCTGTGTGCTCCTATTCTGGCTTTTGCAACACCAGAAGCCCTGCCAACTCGACAACCGTACAAGCTGGCACGTCTTTTCCTGTGGGGCTTCCTAATGGATGGTATCCGCCTATAGAGGGCGGTGAAATGGTTATGCGATCTACAGGCTCCAGCTCCATGACCGCAAACCTGTATCCATCAAAGTCTATGGCTATTGATCTGACTGGATTCGGTGATTTACAGGCAACGGCAGGGCTTGTTATATCTATGCTATGTGCTATGACTGGCAGCGGCACACTGACGGCTGCAATTGAAGGCCGTTTGAATATGTCGGCTGATTTTACAGGTAGTGGCGATCTGGAAGCGTCCATGTCAGGAATTGGCAATATGCTATGCGACATGACGGGAACGGGCGATCTTGAGGCTGTAATAGCGGCTTATGGAAATATGGCGATAGATATTGTGGTGACTGGTACTGGATTGACTACTGCAAACGTAGGCCGCGCCGTATGGTCTGCGCTGTCTGCATCAAACAACGATCCCGATACAATGGGAGAAAAATTAAACAATGCTTCCGGCTTAACGCCTGAACAGGTTCAGATGCTTATTGAGCTATGGACGCTTGCTGGACTTGATGAAACCAACCCGCTGGTAGTGACTTCTACCAGTCGTGATGCTGGCACAATATCGCAAACGATAGAGGATTCAAGTGGAATAGTCACGGTGACACGTGATTGATGCGCTGGCGGTTGCTTTGCAGGGAGCCGGGCAGCTTCCATTGCTGTATGCGACTGATGGATTTATAGGACAGACTCCCACACCTACACGTCGTGGAGATGGTGATGGATTCCATATAGTGCAATACAGGGCGGCTAAAAAGCTGGTGACGGAAGTAGAGTTAGACAGAGAGGATAGCGAAATGGTGGTTATTGCTAAAGCATTTATCAAGTATGTTTTGCAGTAAAGCATAGGAGATCAAGATGCAAAAACGGTGCATATTTTGTCAAAAGGTTTCCACTGTTGAGGAGTCAGACATTGACTGCCCGCAATGTGGGAACACTAACAAGCTGACCCCGTTTGTCACTGCTCCAAAAGGTTTCATGCGCGGCAAGTTTGAGCCATTCAGGTCAACGGTAGACGGTACTATCATTGATGGACACCGTTCTATGCAAGAACACAACAAGAGAAATGGGGTGGTTTGTGTAGCAGATGGTTATAGCAATGACAGTGTATTAAAAGGCAATTTCAGTAAACAACAACCAGAAAAGACCGACTACAAGGATTTAGCCAATGATATTGGAGAATCCATCATGGAACTTAAAAATGGCTATAGGCCAGAGGTGCAACATGAAGACTGAGCTAGAAGAAAATACATTAGTAGAAGACATCCGCGAATCCTTGATTGAACATGAGGCCGATGAAGAGGGAGATGCGCCCCTAGTCAGTACGCGCGATGAACAAGGCCGATTCAAGCCCAAGGAAGAACCAAAGGAAGAGCCTGAAGCAGAAGACGCACCTACCGCAGAGGGAAGTGAAGAAACGCCACCAGAAGGCACGTGGACGCATACCAGACCCCCGTCAAGCTGGACACCCAAAGCACGGGAAGACTGGGGCAAGATACCCGAACACCTGCAAAAAGAAATCACCCGCAGGGAAGAGGCGCAAGCTAAGGGAGCGCAACAGCTACAGGAACAGTTTGGGCCAGCTAAGGCCTTTGTGGAACGGGTTAAAGAACCGATGATGGAAGCCATTGGGCCACATGGCGATCCTGTCGCTCACGTCCTGTCTATGATGTCTGTAGAAAAGACGCTCCGCACCGCCCCGATGCCACAGAAGTTTAACCAACTGATGGCGATGGCTGACCAGTTCGGTATCCCTTTACGGGAGATTATCAACGCCTCTGTAGGGGAGGAAGTCTTGCAGAGAAACCCCCAGACGGCTGCTATCCCTGATGAAGTCTCCCGCGAGCTTCAGGAAATACGCCAATGGCGCGAACAGACTGAACAACGGGTAGTCGATACTGAGGTAGAGCAGTACGGTCAATCCTTGGAGTTTTTCAATGATGTGCGCCACCAGATGGCTGATTTGATCGAGGGCGGCTTTGCTGCTGATCTAAATGATGCTTATGAGAAGGCTATCTGGGCTAATCCGCAGGTTCGGGAAGTCCTGCTAGACCGCCACAATCGGGGGTCTGTGGCCTCTTCTGTGGCTACCAGACAGGCTAAAGCGGTCAAAGCGAGTGTGAAACCGTCAGGAAATATCACCGTTGAGTCAGATGATGATGACAATGACTCTGTTTCTGATACAATACGCAAGGCGCTGGCCTCAGCACAAGGCAAACTTTAATAAGGGGATACACCTATGCAAGCGATTCTATGGTTAAAAACGCCTATGCAGGTGGCCGCCGGTCTTGAAGTAAAGATCATTGTTGGCAATATAGACACATCTGGACGGGTTGTCTGTGTAGATGGGCAGGTCATTTATGCCCCTTTCGACAATATGATTACCGCTGAAGACATTGAGCCTTCAACTATCATTCTCAAGAATGAGGATGGAAGCTGGATATATGGCGTAGCAGATTGCCGCACATAATGCAAGGGGGTGCGCGGTGGAAATGCAAACGCTATTCAATATTGCGGTGGGTCTTGTAGGGGCTTTGGGGGGGTGGATTCTAAATACCCTCTGGCAAGAAATCAAGACCATGCAACAAACGGACGAGAAGCTGGCTGACAAGGTGGCTGCTATTGAGATATTGGTAGCGGGGCAGTACGTCAAACGTGACGATATGCAGATATTATCCACCGCCATTTTTGCCAAGCTGGACAGGATAGAAGACAAACTTGATGGGAAGGCAGACAAGTGAAGCTATCTGACAGGCAAAAACAGTTTGCTTCAATGGTTCCCCGCCTGATAGATAAAGCCTTTGCGCTTGGCTACGGCGTTACCCTTGGCGATGCCTACCGCGATCCAAGAGTTTTCGGGGCAATGGGGGAATCTAAAGGCTATGGCCTGAAGACATCGAAACATAAACAACGCCTAGCGATTGATCTGAATCTGTTCAAGGGTGACACCTTTCTACAGTCTACAGAAGACCACAAGCCGCTTGGTGAGTGGTGGGAGTCTCAAGGGGGAATATGGGGAGGCAGGTTCAAGGACGGGAACCATTACGAATGGCCGGATAAGTGATTGCCTATCCTAAAACAATACCGCACTACTCCACTGTGTACGGGCAGTGGGGGCTAAAGGTTCTGGAAGACTGGACGTTCAACAATATCAATGGTGGAGTCCATACTGTTCCCGCAGGTTACTGGTATAACGCGGGCAGCATCCCCGCTTTGTTCTGGCAGTTGACGTTTGACCCCTATCACCCCGTTATGCAGATAGCTGCTTTGCCCCATGACTGGGCATATTTTAGCCACTGCATGAGCAAAAATGATGCTGATGACACCCTGCATCACCTACTGATAACCCTGAAAGCCAACCCTATAAAGTCCGCTATGGTCAAGTCTGCTGTGAGCCTTTTCGGGGAATCCAGCTATAAACTGGACAATATAGACTATGTGTACCGGCAGCAGCTTATAACCGATATTGAGGCGGCTGGCAAAAAAGTTGCTAAGTACGGGTTATAAACGCTTGCAATTGGTAATTGTACGTAGTAAGTTAGCACTAACCTTCTGCCAAACCGTGGAAAACCCACGCGTCCGGAGCTAACCTCCCACAATGAAGGTGATGAGAAATTAACCTTAATCACTGGAGGAAAGCATCATGGCTTTCGCAAATGCGTCCGTTTCGGACATTATCGCTACTACCATTGAAAAGCGTAGCCGCAAGATTGCGGACAACGTAACCAAAAACAACGCCCTGCTTTCTCGCCTTGAGAAGAAAGGCAAATCACGTCCATTTTCTGGTGGCCGCCTGATTTATGAAGAGCTGTCTTTTGCTGAAAACAGCAATGCGGGCTTCTATTCTGGCTATGACCTGTTGCCTGTTGCTGCACAAGATGTTATCAGTGCTGCCCAGTTCGACATCAAGCAAGCCGCTTGCCCTGTTGTAATTTCTGGACTTGAGCTGTTGCAGAATGCTGGACCCGAGCAAATGATTGACTTGCTCTCTGCCCGTATTGATGTTGCTGAATCAACCATGAAAAACCTGATCTGCGGTGGATTGTACTCTGATGGTACAGCTTACGGCGGCAAGTCTATCGTGGGTCTGGATGCTGCTATCCCTGATGTGGCTACTGCTTCACAAACTGACACCTACGGCGGTATTGACCGTACTACTTGGTCTTTCTGGCGTACACAGTACAATGGTTCTGCTGCTGCTAACACTATTCAAGCCAACCTGAATGCAATGTGGGCTAAGTTGCAGCGCGGCATGGATCGTCCTGACCTGATCATGGTAGACAACGTGTTCTGGGGCGCTTACGTTGCATCCCTGCAAGCACAACAACGCTTCACCAGCGCTGAATCTGCGACTCTGGGCTTCCCTTCTGTGAAGTTCATGGATGCAGACGTGGTTCTGGATGGTGGTATCGGTGGCTTCTGCCCATCAGGTACAGCGTTCATGCTGAACACTAACTACCTGCACTATCGTCCGCACAGCGCCCGCAACTTTGTGAGCCTGTCACCGAACAAACGCTACTCAATCAACCAAGATGCTGAAGTACAAATCTTGGCTTGGGCTGGCGCTCTGACTTGTTCTGGCGCTCAGTTCCAAGGCCGTCTGGCTGGCGTGACCTGATTAGCATGGGCATGGATGCCCTTCAATCTAACCATTTTTGAGGTATTTGCTATGGAAATTATTGGACTTAATAAAACACAAGTTACCGCTGCATCATCTGTACCTGAGTTTCTGGTAGGTACTGTTGGCCGCGTTGACCGCACTGGAAACCTGTACAAGTATGTGAAGTATAACGGTGGAGCTGGTTCTGTAGCTGCTGTTGCTGGTAACTTTGTTTTCAACTACGCTCCATCCGGCGCTTCTGCCGGTGCTACTACTGAAGTCACTTCAGATGTGACTGATTCCGGTGGTATCGGTATGGGTGTATTGCAGGCTGTTATCGCAACTGGTGGATACGGCTGGATTCAAGTGACTGGTACAGCCACTCTGACTACGGCGTTAAAGGCTGGTGGCGATGGCAATGCCTTGACTGCTGTCGGGTCTGATGACGGCACTCTGGACGTATCTGCTGCGGTCACTGACTATATCTGTGCTGTTGCGGTTGATGCTACTGCTAAAATTGTTTTCCTGACTTGCCCACTCTAAGGCAATGACGGATTACACGTTAAATGATGCCCTCATTGCGGCGTTTGCCGCTTTTGAGGGTACTTCTAACGACAGGCAGATGGCTGCATTTGATGCCCTGATAGCGGGATCAACGCTGGATGACCGTTGGTTGCAGTATTGCGAGTTAAGCGGAATATCAGCAGGCTCTACCCAAGATAGAAAGTTCGCCCTTATGAAAGCTGCCGTTGGCGCTACCGAGGGAACATACAATGACATCCAGCGTCAATTCTGGATTTCACTAGTCCCCCCTTGATTGTTGGGCTGTAAATGTGCGATTATAGGCGGGCGGAATATACCGCTGTCAATAATTGAAACTACCTATAGGTGCAGCCATGTCAACAGTAGCAGATTTCGACCCCAAGATATTTGAGAATCCACAGGCAACCGTTGGCGTGTATGCCAATTTCTACCTGCGCCCTGAGCAAGACGAAGAAGAAAGCGCCAAAGCAGGCCGCCCTATCTTCAAAGACGTTGAATACATTGAAATAATCACCGCTGGCGATGCTAAAGACGTTCGCCGCCGCCCTGTCCGAGAGGCTGACAAACGCCGTTTCCGAGAGGCATACCGCAAGTTCCGTGAAGGCGACCGTGAGCAGTTGGTAGGCACTCCGCTGACTGAGGTGACATGGGTAAGTGCTGCTATGCGTGAAGAATTGCATTATGCCAAGGTTCGCACTGTAGAGCAGTTGGCAGAGCTGAATGATCAGGCTTGTGGCCGTATGCCGGGCATGTATGACATGAAGCGCAAGGCTGCACAGTGGTTGCAGAAGGCTACTGAATCTGCCCCGTTCACGGCTTTGCATAAAGAAAATGAAGAATTGAAGGCCAGACTTGAGGCGCTGGAGGCAAGCCTTCCAAAAGCCAAAAAGGGCGCGGCTACTGAAGTTTAACAGTTAGGGGGTATTGCCCCACTGCCTAGTGGCTGCACCCCATTAGGCAGGTTTTAGGGAGTTGGTATGCAAAAGTACGCAACGGCAAGTGAGATTATAAATACTGCGCTCCAAGAGCTTGGAATGGGCGTAGTAAATATAGATGCCGCTGCACTTGATGCAACCGGGTGGCAGATGATTGGTCTTTTGAACTCCCTTGGTTCTGAAGTATTAAGGGCGAATGACTGGCAGCATCTTGAACAGGTAATGACCTTTGTTGGCGATGGGGTCAATGATACCTTTGACCTGCCTACTAATTTTGGGCGACAAGTCAATCAAACGGAATGGAGCGTTAGCCAGAATCGGCCTATGCAGGGGCCAGTCAGTCCGCAGCAGTGGGCGTGGAATAAATACGGCATTGTATCTGCTGGTATGTTTTTCCAGTATCGGATATTGCGCGGCCAGTACCATGTTTTCCCTATGCCTGGATTGGGGCAAGAGTTTGCCCTGTATTACATAACGGAAAACTGGGTTGTCTTGAACGGCAATATATTTGATGGAAGCGCAACCGTAGTTAATTCAGATGATGTTATTCTGCTCGATTCTCGCTTGATGGTAGCTGGCCTGAAGTTGAAGTTCTGGACGGCTAAGGGTCTTGATACGACTGCACTCAAATCAGAGTTTGAATACTTGTTGGCTAGTGAGAAGGCGCAAAGCACCGGCGCTCCTGTAATCAGTTTAACAGGAAGTACAGTTGAGCCATTGATTGGCTGGAATAACATTACTGACGGCAACTGGAATCAGTAATGGGAATAATCAATTCACAGCAGCGAGTCAGTAATGCCAAAAGCATGATGGCTCCATTGAAGGGGATCAATGACCTAGACCCCTTGGCCGCTATGGATGACAACTTTTGTATTTATTTGCGTGATATGTTCCCCGGTAACGCTGGACTTACCGTAAGGGCTGGCACTAGGGCTTGGGCTACAGGCATTAAATCCCAGATTGCGCCGTATTCTCCGATTCCAGTAAAAACCCTGATGGCGTTCAATGCCCTTGATGGCTCTGAGGAGCTATTTGCTGTTACGGATGAGGGCGTATTTGATATTTCAGCAAGTGGCGATGAGCCGTTATTGGTTCACCCATTAACCAATGGCATGATAAATTACGTACAGTTTTCAAATCCTGCCGGACAGTTTCTAGTTTGTTGTAATGGTACAGACCCCGCGTTTTTATATGATGGCTCTAGCTGGATTGACTTTTCAGAAGAGGTTACGCCGACTACTCCCGGCGAGATTTCTGGTGTTGATCCTTCGCTATTTTCCCGCGTTATATCCTTTAAAAACCGGCTATGGTTTGTGCAAAAAGAAACCATGTCGGCATGGTATTTGCCTACCGATGCGGTGGCCGGTGCTGCTACTGAGTTCCTGTTGGGAAGTATTTTCCAGCGTGGCGGCAATCTTTACGAAATGGGAACGTGGAGCTTTGATTCTGGCGTAGGTCTGGATGATAACCTTATATTCAGGTCTTCCGCTGGTGAGATAGCTGTATACAAGGGGACTGATCCTGATGACGCTGCAACGTTTGCGCTTGTATCTGTGTACTATGTATCTGCCCCTGTGGGAAATATTGCCCATGCTGATCTTGGCGGCGATGTTCTTTTATTGACAAGGGCGGGGATTGTTCCTATTTCCAAAGTGGTTCAAGGCGCGGCCAATGAATCCCTGTATGAAAGCACCCTTTCTAGGAATATCAGTAAAACGCTGAATACCATTGTTTTACGTGGTGGAGAGATCAACAATTGGGAGATACACAATGTACCCAGTTTACAGGCTGTGATGATTGTCATACCGGGGGAACAGCAAAGGCTTCCGGTTCAATATGTGATGAACGTATTAACAGGGGCTTGGGCTGAATACAGTCTACAAGCATCCTGCATGACGGTGTTCCAAGGTGTTCCCTATTTTGGCACTAATGCGGGGAAGGTATACCGGCATTCAACAGAAGACCCTTACAAGGATAACGTGCAGATTGATGGAACGGGTGGCATTCCTATCACGGGTTCAATGTTAAGCGCGTTTTCATATTATGATGACCCTACAGCATTAAAACATTTCAAAATGGTGCGCCCGATTATCCAAGCGGCGAGCAATCCTAGAATACGCCTTTCAATGGCAATGGATTTCCAGCTAGATGATCTGTTCACATTTAACGTACCTGCATTGACTCAACGGGATTTATCTACATGGGATAATGCAGACTGGGATACCGCTATATGGAGTTCTGCCAGACAGATTTACCGGCCTTGGACAAGCGTTACCGGCCTTGGTTTCAGTGCGGCTTTGAGGATGGATTTAACCGTTATAGCGCCTACAACCTTTGTGGCCTATGAAGTTTTGTATGAAAGTGGAGGAGCAATATGAGTGAAAGGGTATTGGCTACACATGATTTCTGGTTATCCGGTTCTGGGTTTCCTGTCCAGAGCTTGATGGATGAATTGGCAGAAAATCCGGAATTGTGGATACATGACCGAGATTTCAGGATGGTGGAAAAGGGCGGATTCAAGTCTCCGCACCGTGATTCTAACGACATGTGGATACGGTTCAACAATTACGACAATGCACAGAATCCAGACTTTACCGATGAACATGTTTCCCAGTGGTATCCAGAGGCGTTAAAATTGCCCTCTGTGTTCAAGGCTGCTGCGGAAGTCATGGGGCATGTGAGAGGCGAGCAATTGGGGGGCATTTACCTGATTAAACTCCCCCCGGGTAAATGGATACACCCGCATTCTGATTACTCATGGCACAGTGTTTACTATAACAAGTTTGTTCTGATGATCAACGCCAAGCCCGGATTAGTATTTGGATGGGATTCTGGTGAGTTAGTACCGGAAACCGGCGAATTGTGGGAAGTGGAGAATGACCGCACCCACTGGGTATATAACGGATCGGATGAAGACATGATCATAGCGACCATGAATATCCGTACTTTTAACCGTGGATATAACGAGGCTGTCAAATGTTTGTAGATGACCATAAAAACGGTTCTTGTGCTGTTGACATCCAGACAGAATTGCACATAGCTGACAGGCTGATGGCTAACGAGTTCAACCTAAAGGCTGGGGAGAGGCTTGGGAAGCATGTCCATGACTATACCCACCTGTCTATCTTGTCAAATGGCACGGTGAAGCTGGAGAAGTTCAACAAAGGAGAGGATGAGCCGTTTGAGTCTATTATCTTGTGCGCTGCTGGAAAAGCTGTTACAGTGATAGTAAGCGCTAACATTTATCACAGGATTACTGCTTTAACGGATGCGGACTGGTTCTGCATCCATGCTGAAATGGGGGATTGATATGCCTGCTGCATGGGTTGGTGCTGTTGCTGGCGCTTATGCCGCTACACAGGCCGGTGGAGGCGGTGGTGGCGGTGGCGATATGGGCGCTGCTATCTGGCAGTCGCAACAGGATGCCGCTATCCAGAAAGAGCAGAATGCCTTTAACAACCCAGACCGCTACAGCAACTTGGGTTCCGAAACTAGGGTAAAAATCCCTGCTATTAAGGCAAAGCGTGCGGTTAAATACCGCCCTGCCAAGTACAATAAAAAAGGTGAGCTTATCCGTCCTGAGCGTTTGGCACAGCCTGCGGTGGAAGGTGTTCCAGCGCGTTGGGAGACTAAAACCACCCTCGCCCCTGAAATGGAAGCCACGCAAGACGCGGCGATGAAGAAACAGAAAGAGCTGATGGATCAGGCTGCTGCCCAAGGTGCTTTCCAAGGGCCAGCCCAGATTCAGTTTGATCCTGAAGGTTATGCGAAATACGGCGATGCTATCTATAACAACGCCATGAGTCGCGTCCTGCCTGAGCAGGAGCATGAAGCGGCTTCTATGCACACAAAGTTACGGCAGCAAGGGTTACAGCCCGGCACTGCTGCGTATGACCGCGCTATGAAAAACCTGCTGACTTCTCAAGGTGACGTGAAGGCACAAGCAGCGTTAGAGGCTAGGGTAGCTGGGCAAGATGCTTACCTGAAAGATGTTGCATCTTCTAGCATGGTTCGCGGTACGAATTACGCGGAAGACCGTACTGCATGGGAAGACCCGTTAAACCGGTCTAACCAGTTTGGGGCAGCGAATCAAAGCGTACAGAATACCACGTTACCGGGTTATGGCACGGCTTCAGGCTCTCGCGCTGGTATTGATATGGTCGGCCTTCAACAACAGAAAGCGGCTGCGGATCAAGCGGCTGCGGCGGCTAAAGCTCAAGCGTACGGCACGGCATTGGCTGGCATTGGTAAAGCTGTTGGTAGTTATTTCGGCAGCAACACGTCTACCACGAAATAAGGGGTAATTTATGAACATGGCAAATCCTACAGCATACGCGCAAGCATTGCGTAAAACCGTACCGATGGGCGTTAGCGTACCAGCTCCGGCACCCGTTCCGCATAACTTCGGCGTGCCTAATGGTGGCGGTCGCGTTCCTATGCCTGATGGCGGTGTACGCGCTCCTGCGGGCGGTATCCCATTGCCTGATACTACCCCGCGCCCTTATCCAATGGGCGGTGGTGTTGCTGTTCCTGCGCCTCCACGCATCCCTGAGACTTATCGGCCTCAAGGTATGGCTGCTGCACCAGTTCGCACACCAGAAACGTACAGCCCCAACGGTGTACAAGCCAGAATGAATATCCCACGGGTGTACTGATATGGCACAAGATAGCGCCACGCCTTTAGGTGATCCACTCCAGACCGCCGCTGAGAAACGGCGCATTTTGGATGCCTTGCGTAAACGTAGGGCTTCGATGGATAAAAGCACAGCACAAGAGCCCTACTTTTCGTATCAGGGGAAATATGTTGCGCCTAACTATGGCGGGATGTTACAGAATGCGCTGGATTCGTTCAAATCTGCCAAGCTGGATAAAGAGCTGGAAACGGCTGAATCTGATGATGCGGTGGCGCGTAAAGCCATGCTGGAAAGCGTGTTGAGTGATGAAGCGGATTTAACGCCTAAAAAACTGCTAGAGCTGTCTGATGCTGGTGTTGATCCGTCTACCCTGAAACTACTGAAGCCTGCTAAATCGGCTGAATTGAGTGCCGGACAACTATATCAATCATTAAGCAATAACCCTGCAATGGCTAAACTTGCCTTAATGCGTGGTGATATTAGTCAGGAAGAATATGATGCCGTATCCTCTGGAATCGAACAAGAAAGAGCCTACAAAGCCAGTCTCAAATCAGGCGGTGGCGGCGGTGGCGGCAGACAGCGTTCTGAAACTATGGCTGAGTGGTTTCAAAGAGACCCTGAAGGCTATGCTGCGTTCAAAGCTGCGGGCAGAGTACCCACAATGGGAGGCTCAAGCCGTGGAGGAAAAAACAAAGTCGATCCAGTGAAGCAGATGGAAGACATGAAAAACACCACTCTGCGCTTGCGTTCAATCCTTGATGATCCGCAATCAAAAGAGCAATTATTCAGTGCCAAACAGCGAATAGTGGTTCCTGCGATTATGGATACTGGCGAAAACGCTGGATTGGTTGAACGGCTTGCTTCTCAGGCTGCATTGGGTGAACGGTCTCCAATGGCTAATGAAGTACAGCGCCTAGCCACTGAGCAATCTTTTGACGTGGTAAAACAACTGTATCCAGCGTCTAACTCTGACATAAAACTTGCTTTAAGTTTGCAGGCTAGGGTCGGGGAGAGCCGTGAGTCTATGGAGCGTTACCTGAAAGCCCGTGAAGAAATCATCCGTAAGGCTGAGATGGGCGAATATGGCGCTCCTGCTGATGCTCCAGAAGGCGATGAAAGCATTGATGACATTCTGCTAAAGTACGGTAACTGATATGGCTGATCTTGCAGTTATTGAGCGAGCATTGAGAAACGCCCACGCTGCCGGTGATGAAGAGGCGGCGCGTAAATTGGCGGCTGCTTATCGGGCAGAAAAGGCTAAACAGATTGCTCCTGAGCCTGTAAAACCCGAACCCGTCTATGACCCAACCGAGGGTATGAGCGATTGGGATTTACGCTCTGCTAAATACACACAGGGCGCTCTACAGTCTGCCCGTGGTGCAAGACAGTTATACAACAAACTGACAGGTGATGAAGAAACGCTTGCCCGTTTGAATAAGGAAGAGGAAGACATCCGCAAACTGGAAGCGCCACTCGCTGCGCGTGATGAAGGCGATTACTTCAAAGTGGCTGGTAATGTATTGCCTGCGGTTGCTGCGACTGCTTTAGCGGCTAGGGCTATTCCGGCTGGCGTTAAGAATCCGCAAATGCTTTCAAAACCTGTTGCGTCTGCTTTGTCTGCTTTGGGTATCAATGTGGGCGCTGGTGCTTTATCCGGTGCTGCTGTTCCATTAACGAGAGAAGAGGAATTATCTGGCGAACGTGGAACGGATGCGGCTATTGGCGCTGCGCTTGGCGTTTTGCCTGCTGGTGCTCAGTTGGGGTACCGTGGAGCTAAAGAGGTATTGCGTAGAGCAACTAGGGATTTACCGGAAGAGGCTGTTACAAAGTTTGTTAAAGGCAGGCTTGGCGCGGTATCCCGCACTGATGCGGTGGAGAAACTGCGTGAGATCATTGGTGGAAAAGTGGGTGAGCTGAAGACAGCCGCTACGTCTGCCTATCGTGAAGCCGAGCAGAATCCAGCCTTGCGCCCCGTTGATTTATCGGGTATGCGTGAAGTATTGGGTGGGGCTGCGGATACGATTACCGGCGATCTGACATTACGGTTAAATCCTCAAGTCGCCAAGGTTGTCGGTGGAATCAGTGGAAAAGCCGATGAAGTGGTATCCTTTGGTGATGTGCGGGAAGCACAGAGAATCCTGAAAGGCAAGATGCGTAAACTTGATCCGTCTTCTGAGGCGTATCAAGCATATTCAGGCACTTTTGATTTGCTGGATGAGCAGTTGAACAAGTGGGCTTCAAAAGCCGATGACATGCCGCAATTGCGCCTTGGCGATGAACCGGCCTCTACGCTGGAAAGTCAACATCTTAAAATGGCTAGGGATGCCGATGAGCAGTACAGAAAAGAGGTTGTTCCGTTCCTTAACCGGAAGAAAGTATTAGGCCAGATTTATGCCGGTGGCGAGTTCCCCATGGGTGCTGAAAGCAAACTGTTGCACCCTGCCGCCGGTCTTGAAGTCAGGGATTTAGCGCAACGTGTTCCCGGTTCTGAATCTGTGCTGAAAAAGCTCTATGGGGCAAATGTACTCGATCAGCCGTCTAGTACGGGTATGGCGAATGCGTTACAGAAACCGGCGATTGACCAGATTCTCACCAATGAAGAGCGTATAATCGCTGATAAACTGGTGAAGGCTTTACGGAATCGCGGCGATGATGATTTATTGAGTCAGTTGCTACCAAAAGCCGGACGTTTCGAGCGTCTACGTTATGGTGTAGATGCTGCGGATTATGTGCCTAAATACAGTGGTATTATGCCAAGCGTTTACGGCGGTGTAGCAGCCGGTCAGTTAGGTAATTAAGGGGAAACTATGAGAAACGGCGCAGGCACTTATACATTACCGCCCGGCAATCCTGTTGTATCGGGAACACTGATAGAGTCTGAATGGGCGAATACTACCATGTCAGACCTTGCCGCTGCTTTGACTGACAGCATTTCTGCTGATGGTCAGACAAACCCTGTCGCTAATTTACCAATGGCTGGCTTCCGTCATTTGAACGTTAGCGATCCCGCTTTAAGAAACCAATATCTTGCTTTAGGCATGGCACAGGACGGCCTACACACGCGCGTAACGTTGAGCGATGCAAACCCCAACACACTTAACGGCACGATGGTAGGCTGGTCTACGGGCGATCCTGCGGCCTATTCTGAAGGTCTATGGGTGTCATGGTTTCAGGATACAGAAAATACTGGGGCAGTGACGTTAAACATCGGCAATCTGGGCGCTGTTTCTGTCTTCAATAACGCTGGGCAGCCATTGATTGCTGGTGATTTGCCTGCTGGTACTTTCTGCCTTGGTTACTACAATGGTTCAGAGTTCCAGTTAATTACTGACACTGTGTCTACTGCTGGCAGTTCGTCTTCTCAGGCTTCTATTACTGGTTACTTGCGTCCTGATCCTTATGTGGCTGTTATTGTCTCTGATTCTAATACAGAGATTCAAGTAGCTGCCGGTAATGGTTATATCGTCGAGGCTGGTCAAGGCGGGGATGTTATTCCTGTTTCTTGGTCTGGTCAGGTTGTAGAAATTGATTACCTCGCTAGTGCTTATTATGTCACTATTATGGTTGACAGTACGGGTACTATAGTCCAGTTTGCTGGTTCACCGTCTGCTGCTGCTTTGCGTGAAAATATCATGCTTGGCACAGTTATTGTGCAAAATAATATCATAGCAAGTGTTGTGCCTTCTCCTGCCATTTACGGTGATGACGGCTATCTGTTCCGTGATACTACCAGCTTTTTCAATAACAAACTGGTTTCTGGTGGACGGGTAACGCCTAACGCTTCACCCACCCATCTGGATATTTCAGCCGGTGTATTGTTCCGCGCTGGTGGCGATCCATCGGAAGTAACTGCACCGAACAATGCAACGTTTGACGCTGCTGCTGATATTACTTTCCGCGCTTTAGCCGGTACTGATACGCTTGGCGCTGAGATTACCGCTGCACCGATGGCTTCTTATGACCCTGCGGGTGCTGGTACTGTCACTGCCTTAACGGGTACTGAAGCGGCTGTCCATCGTCTTTACCTGTTGGGTAATAATTTTATCTGGGTGTATGGTCAGGATAAATACACCAACTTTGCAGATGCTTTATTGCGTTTGAACGTAGACAGAAGCACTTATCTTGAGTCGCCTCTTTTGGGTGGTGGTACGTTGATTTGTGAGATCATCGCACAATACAACTCCACCAGTATTGATGACGGTGGTGTGACTTCTGCCATTATCAGTTCAAGTACCCAGAATTACCTTTTTGGCTCTGCGCAGAGTATCAATGAAGCGCCCGGCGGTGGATTGCTTTATGGCCGTAGAGGTTCGGATAATAGCTGGCAAGTGGTGGCCGATGCGACTGCCCCTATCTATCCCGGTAATGTGACGATTGAAAAGTCAGAGCCACGATTGATCGAGATTTTCGACCCTATCGGCGCTGGATGGGCTGGCCTGAATGTTCAACAAGATGCGGGCTTTGCTTGGTTCAATATCGAAGCGACTTACCCTGATGACAAGGTGTATTTCAGAAGCTATAACCCCGCTACAGGTGCGTTGCGCTTCTCGACTACATTTGACCTTGGTACTGGTTTCTGGCACTTCCCTGCCGGTACAACTGTTGGCGGCTTGATTCCAGGTGACGGTGATGTAGTTGGCCCCGCTTCCTCTGTCGATGGTGAAATTGCACTCTTTGACGGAACTACTGGAAAACTCCTTAAATCCGGCGTAGTTGCTGGTGATGTGGTTGAATATGATGTTCAAACCTCTGCGACGGATACAACTGCTGGACATGTGTTGCAGGTTGGCGCGTTTGGTCTAGGTACGACAGGTGCGTTGAGTATGCCGATTGGCACTACTGCACAGCGTCCGGTGGTCACTACTGATGCGCAGACCCGCATCAACACTGATACCAATGTACTGGAGTATTACCTTGGTTCTCAGTGGAACAATGTGCCTCGCTTGCCTACTGGGTATATCAATGGGCTTAAAGTAACAAAACATCCACTAGGTGTATCTGTAACAATTAGTGCCGGTCAGTGCATCAGTTATGACGGCACTACTCAGTGCATAAGCGGCGGCATGTATAAAAAACTTGATGCTGTCTGGGCTGAAGGTGGCGTTTATGGATTTCCCGGCGGTGGCAGACCTGCTGCTGTTCCACTTACTTCTGGGCAATTCTACCGAGTATTCCTGATAGCTAAACCAGATGGAACAACGGATGCAGGATTTGACACTAGCACAACGGCTGCTAATCTGTTGGCCGCTGCTGCTAGTGCAGGATATACCAAGTATCGCCGCGTGGGATGGGTGCAGTGGGATGGGTCTGGAATAGTTGATTATAGAGTAAAAAATGATAAGTATTGGCTTGCAACTCCTGTTGCTTTGGCTACCAGCTCCGCGTTATCCGCTGGTGGAACAAGCTATAGCGCCACGGCTTTACCTACAAATGTTATCAGTTTGCTTGGTATTATTTTAGAGAGAAAGAGCGGCGGCACAGGCTCAAGATATTTGCGCCTTGCCAACGCAACCGATTATCTAACTGTGTCGCAGTCTAATTTTGATATAGCATGTGCTGGGTCAGAAGTTGGCATGGTTGTCGAATACGATTTTTCAGGCGGGAATACGGTGTTTTTAGCATTAAGCGGCAATTCAGTCCTTACATTGAATCAAATGGGCTGGATAGACGATAGAAGCAATTTATTAAACGTGTGAGGATAGACTAATGGCAGAGTACAGCATTCAAAGTATCGCTAATTCCCTGAGAAACAGCGCATCTGGCGTATTGGGTAAAAGCGAGCAACAAATGGCAGATGAAACGCAAGCGGCAGAGGCCAAAAAGATGGCCGAACTTCAAGCGGAACAGGCCAATATCGACGAGTTTAACGCTCGGGCTAGGTCAATGGGGCTTACCTTGCGCCCTGATGTTATCGTGAACGGTATTCCTGTCGAGAAGTCTGCCGCTACCCCACCCGTGGAAACGCAGGTAACAGAAGCGGATACCGGCGCTACGTCTGATCTTATAACGAGTATATGCGAGAGAGAATGGGCAGCCCAAGCCGACGATGACGAAGGCCGCCGTTCGGAGTTTATGGCGCAGTGTGTTTCTTCAAAAGGGCGCTGATATAGGCTGAGATAGCTGCTACGGCCAGCACAATGACCGTAGTGGCTAAAGGGTCACGCGTCCAGATGTAGAAAGGAACAAACCTTTCACCACATGCCAGAGCCATAGCCTTTATAACCATCAGTAAAGTAATGGACTTGAAGTCAAAACTCAGGATCATAATGATAATGGACGGCATCCAGACTATATCCGTTGCCTTTCCAGCTTGGAACACGTCGATAAAGCCAAGCATACAAAGGCTGACGGGCAGCATATTGATCAGCAGGCCAATCCAGAGCAGGTAGTGTCTTTGCGTTAATGTGGTCATGGTGTTTCTCCTGTTTGGGTACAGTTTCAGTATCTACCGTTTTTATAGGATTGCACTAGGTAATTACCGAACATCCACCCCTATAGCCTGCTTGACTTCATGCAGCGCATCTGCATACCCGTTACCGTATTCGCCTGCTATGTAGCCTCCTGTGGATTCAGGCAGCACTATCGCAGCGCGTGATGCTTTCCATGCTTGCCATCTGTCCTGTTTTGCAGTATCAGCATACTCATGTTCAAATCCTTTTAGCTTGCAGCGTATATTTGGCGTTGCGTTGCCTGCGTTATCTTCCCACGCTTCAAAGCTCTCCCGCATGTTCATTGCTTCACCTCTGGGGGTTGGGGTAGTGGCATCCAGTATTGCGGCGTACAAATATGAGCGCCATCATAAGGGCCTTGTGCGAATTGCCAGCCATCGCACCGCTTACTCCAAAACGCTACCATCATTTCTTTTGTGTCTGAGCAAAAAACAAGAATGTCACCAGCATCTTTCGGCGCTGTCTCTATCGGTTGCCAGTCCATACCCTCTCCCCTATGCCGCATGTATAGGAAAAACTGCGGCTGCGTTCGTTTAAGTCAGTGTTATGCGTCAACTACCCACGCATCGCACAACATGCCGTTATTTTTTGGCATAGGGACAGCCATCACTACAAACGGATATTGGCAGTTTTTTGCGGCTTTCTTTGCAATAGCAAACGCCTC